GCTATTTGCTGGATATCAAGAATTAGTAGGGCGTATGTTTGGTTCATTTATAGAATTTAAATGGAACACACAAACTAAAAAATTAACACTACTACAACGTCCTAGAGCAGAAGAAGATCTATTACTTTATTGTTATAACTATCGCCCAGACGAATCATTATTAGATGATTACCTAGCAAAGCAATGGATTAAAGATTATACACTTGCTAGTTGTAAGTTTATGCTAGGTGAAGCAAGAAGTAAGTTTGCTACTATTGCTGGCCCACAAGGCGGATCAACACTAAACGGTGATGCACTTAAAGCAGAAGCAACTGCTGAAATGGAAAAACTTGAAAAAGAAGTTCAAGAAGCAGTAGCAGGCGGTGCAGGCTACGGTTTCTTAATAGGGTAAAAAATACTTGACATCTTACTAATTTTTCCGTATAATATAAAATATATTGTGCGGAGATTAATTTATGCTACCTAAATTATTAGTAGTAGGTCATGGTCGTCATGGCAAAGATACTGTTTGCGAATTATTAGAAAAATACGGATACACATTTCAATCAAGTTCTAAGTTCTGTTCAGAGCTTTTTATATTCAACGATCTAAAAGACAAGTACGGTTACGCAGACGAAGAAGAGTGTTATGCAGATCGTCACAACCATCGCACTGAATGGTACAATATGATCCACGACTACTGTAAAGATGATTTAGCAAGACTAGGCAGAAATTTGTTTGCACAAAACAATATCTATTGCGGACTACGTAACAAGCGTGAATTCTTCGCAATGCAAAACGAAGAAATCTTTGACTATGCAATTTGGGTAGATCGTTGCGATCATTTGCCTACTGAAGATCCTAGTTCAATGAGCATTGAACAATGGATGTGCGATTACACTATTGACAACAATGGTGATTTAGCTAGACTAGAAAGAAATGTTGATACACTTATTCGTACTATCTTTAGAAATCAGGGACTAGGTCACCTTGCTTCCAGCGCACCCCGTCCTTTTGAAGAAGACGCTGACAGTTGGCGCATATCGTCTTCAGGTTGTTAGGACGACAATTATTTAAATCTCCGTCTATATGGAACACATTAAACTGTTCTGAATGTTTTGATTTAAATCCGCATTTTTCACAGGTATCTCCCTTAGTATAACCTTTTTGCTTCCATTTGGGTATTCCGTGATGAATGCCGTTGCGCAAGCAGGTTTCACAGAGCTTGCGATAGTAAGTTCTGTTTCCTTTTTTGTAATTTATAGCAGCAGGACGCTGGCCGCACTTGCATAATGGTCGCATACTGTATTTACCTCACCTTTTCGGTCCCTTTTCTATAGGTGTTTAACATGATTTTTTATTAGATAATGGTAAATACATACAGCAAATAAAATTAATTCCTACAGGAGAAACAAAATGGCATTAGTATCACCAGGTGTTGAGGTTAAGGTAATTGACGAGAGTTTTTACACTCCCGCTGAACCCGGCACTACCCCAATGATTTTTGTTGCCAGTGCGCAAGATAAGGCAAATGCAAGCGGCACAGGCACAGCACAAGGAACACTGGCAGCAAATGCTGGTAAGCCTTACTTGCTAACATCTCAAAGAGATCTAGCAGATACATTTGGAGATCCAGTTTTCCAAGTTGATAATAACAATAACCCAATACACGCTGGAGAGCTTAATGAGTACGGCTTACAGGCAGCTTATTCATTCTTAGGTGTTTCCAACAGGGCATGGGTTGTAAGAGCAGACATTGATTTGAACGAGATTCAACCAAGTTCAACTGCACCAGCAGCTAACCCAGAAGCTGGTACTTATTGGTTTGATACTTCGGTTACTGCATTTGGTATTCAACAATGGAACAGTGCGCCAGTTACAACAGCAGGCGGTCAGTCATTTACCGCACAAACACCAATCGTAATTACAAACGTTTCTCAAGTAACAGGAAGCATTACATCACCAGGAGCACCAAAATCTTCTGTAGGTACAGTAGGTGATTATGCTATTGTTGCAATTACAACTACAAACAGACTTTGGTACAAGTCAGAAGGTAATGCACCTGCATTATCAACTGGTGAGTGGGTAGAAGTAGGAAGTGCAGATTGGATTCAAAGCTGGCCTACTATCCAAGGCAGCAATGCAAACCCAACATTCTCAGTAGCGTCTGCAACAATTACACTAAATGGTACGGATGTAACAGTTACATCAAGCGATCAAGTAGCAGATGTTGCTTCAACAATTAATGGATTATTAATCCCAGGACTAAGTGCTGCCGCAGTAGATGGTCGCTTAGAAGTTTATAGTGATGGTACAAGTTCAGGTGCTGACGACTCGTCATTAGGCGGTCCTATTGTAGTAGGCGGCGATGCCGATACATTGGATCTATTAGGAATTAATGTAGGTTCATATTATCCTCCAGCACTAGCAATTAGCAAACACACTGTTGTTCCAGAATGGAAAACAAATGACACATATCAACGTCCATCGGGCAGTGTTTGGATTAAAACAACTGAACCTAACCAAGGCGCACGTTGGAGAGTTAAAGTTTGGAACGATGCTACATTACTATGGGATACTGTAGAAGCACCTTTATATCCAAACAACGAAAACGCACTGTACGAATTAGATAGAACAGGCGGCGGCGCAAATCTTGCAGTTGGTGACTTGTATGTTATGACAAACGTAGCAGCAGACAGTCAAAAGCTAGGAACATTTAAAATTTTCCGCAGACAGAATGTAGGATCAACAACTATTACAAGTTCTAAAATACTTACAGGAACTATAACTTCTGGTAGTAATAGAACATTTACTATTGCAAGCACAGATAACGGAAGTAGCTCATTTAGCTCTGCTACAACTGTTACTGTACCTAGCTTGACAGGTTCTAGCACTGATGCAGAAGCGATTGCAGCAGCAATCACAGATGCTAACATTACTAATGTTACAGCAGACGTTGATACTTCAAACAGAGTTGTTATTTCACACGCACTAGGTGGAGATATTAGATTTGTTGATACAGACGGTGTATTAACTGAAATGGGTTACGCTGCATTTGTTAGTTCAACAAGCGGCACACCAAATCTATATTATGTACCTGGTACAGATGGCAGCACATCACCACTAGAATTACAAGCAAGTAACTGGAAAGTTCTTACTTACACTGCAAGTGATGATCCTGTAACTGCACTAACAGCACAAGGTGCTAAATGGTATAATTCAATTGTCGATGAAGTTGATCTAATGATCCACGATGGTAGCAACTGGGTTGGTTACTTAACTTCAACATCACCTTATTACAATGCAGACGAAGCAGAACAAACAGATCCAAATGGACCTATTGTTTCTGCAAGCACTCCTGTATTACAGAGTGACGGCACTGCACTTAAAAATGGTGACTTGTGGATTGACACTTCAGACATTGAAAACTATCCACAAATTTACAAGTTTAATGCAAACAAGCTAAACACACCAATTGCAAATCGTTGGGAACTGCTAGACAAAGCAGACCAAACTACAGAAAATGGTGTGTTATTTGCAGATGCACGTTGGGCAACAGCCGGTAGTGAAAGCGATGCAGCAGACATTGATGTACTACTAGAAAGCAGTTACTTAGATCCAGATGCTCCAGATCCAGCACTATATCCAAAAGGTATGTTGTTATGGAACCTACGTAGAAGTGGATTTAACGTAAAACGTTTTGAGCGTAACTACATTGATGTTAATGGCGACAACGAACGTAACGGTGACGAAGCAATGGAAAACTACTATCCACACCGCTGGGTTACAGAATCAGGTAACCAGAACGACGGTTCAGGTAGCTTCGGACGTAAAGCACAGCGTAAAGTTGTTGTACAAGCTCTACAAGCAGTTGTTAATAACAATGATGATATTAGAGATGATGAAGCAAGACTGTTTAACCTAATGGCTTGCCCAGGGTATCCAGAACTGATTGGTGAAATGATTAGTCTAAACTATGACAGAGGACTAAGTGCATTTATTGTTGGCGATTCTCCAGCAAGACTAACACCAGATGCTACTTCATTAAATGAATGGGCAACTAACGTTAATTTGGCAGTAGAAGACAATGACGAAGGACTTGTTTCTAGAGATGAGTACATGGGTATATTTTATCCATGGGGCTTCACAAGTGACAACTTTGGTAACAATGTTGTAATTCCTCCAAGTCACATGATGCTTAGAACTATTGCACTAAGTGACCAAGTTTCTTACCCATGGTTTGCACCAGCAGGTACAAGACGTGGCGGAATCACTAACGCAAGCTCAACAGGTTATATTGATGCAGAAGGCGAATTTGTACCAGTTGCACTTAACGAAGGACAGCGCGATACACTGTACGCACAAAATGTTAATCCAATTACATTCATTACAGGTGCAGGACTTCTTAACTACGGTCAAAAGACTCGTGCAAGAGGCGCAAGCGCACTAGACAGAATCAACGTAGCACGTTTGGTAATTTACCTACGCAGCCAGTTGAATCAACTTGCTAAGCCTTACATCTTTGAACCAAATGATAAGATCACACGTGATGAGATCAAACAAGCAGCAGAGAGCTTAATGCTTGAGCTTGTAGGACAACGAGCACTGT